CTCAGCAAAGAATGCATCTTCTTTTTTAAGTTTTGCTGCTGTTGATTTGCTGATACCTATAGCAGCATACATAGATTTTTGAGACGCGCCTTGCTTGCCTAAATCAATAATGATCTTGGCGTGGTCTTCTGTAAACTTAAACTTTTTTGTGGTGGGTTGTGCCATTATTTTACCTTAGCAGTTTTAGCAGACTCTTTAAAAGCTTTTGCAGTAGGTGCGCCTTTAGTTCCTGGCTTTCTCATCTTCTCACCAGATCCTGCAGCAATACGTTTTTGTTTTGCATGGATGTTTGCGTATAGTCCAGGTTTAGTTGCCATATGGTTTTCCTTTATTTATTCTTTCAATGACTGCTTGTTTTTTCTTTTCAGATAAATTGTACCACTCAACGATTTCGTCAACGTGGCGTTTGCATCCTACGCAATACTCTTTATCTAAACGACAAACACCCTTGCAAGGGCTAAGAGTAGACATAGGTTGTCCTATATCTACTAATGCACAAATTACTCTGTTTTCGCCCCATTGTCGGTCTTAACTGACATGCGCTCAATCTCGGCTTTACGAGCACGCATCTCAGCCATAGCCTCATTAATAACGACGCGGGTCACGGCTGCGGCTAATTCTTGGCGCTTTTTCTCAATGTTCTCAGCGTTAGAAAAGCCGCCCTTTTCCATCATCTTATTTAATAGATCGGATGCCATTATGCTGCTGGTGTTTCTTCTGCTGGAGCTGATGTAGTAGAAGCATCTGCTGTTGTAATGATGTCACCATCTACTGGTGTTGCTTCACACGCTGCAAGTAATTCTTTAACTTGTGGATTACCTTGCGCTTGGATTTGTGAAATTAAGTCAGCTGATTTTGTGTAAGCTGTTTCACCTAAGATAGTTAATAATCTATTTACGTCGCTAACCTTTAAAGTTAGTGTTAAGTTTGAATTGCTAATATCGCTCATTTAGTTCTCCTTTTATCTAGTTCTCGTTGAATATACCATATTGCCTTTTCTAAGTCTTCAATGGCATCGTGTTTTAGATCTGCACGCCAGATGTATTTCACCGCATTCCCAAGACAGAAGTTCATGTGTTCTGTAATTTGAATGCACTCTATACCGCTTTGATGTCCTGTATAATGTTTAGGATGGTTGACTGGATCATGTTTCATACGCTTAGCTCCTTCTTTATTTTCTCTAATCCTTTTTGGAAATGGTACCGCCAATATTTCTCAGTTACCGAAATATCATTATACGTGAGTCCATCCAAAAATGCTTCAAAAATAAACTGTTCTTTAGGATCTAGAATATTATCAATGATTTTTCTAACGTCATTGATATCTTCTGAATTCCATGGAAGCCAGCCCTCGGATGCCGGGAATGCATAATGCGCCTCTTTTGAATCATCGCGCTCCATAATATCTGGATCTTCGTCTGATAGCCGAGGCAACATAGCATTAACCACATGCTTAGTTTCATTAGTAGTAGTTTTCATCGTACTATACTAATGCAAATTTTAAGGCATTTAGGACGGCATTTTGTAAATTTATTTTGCCTTCCAGCACTCCTATAACTTGGTTATCGATACTGTTTTCTATAGCTAAATGGTGGATAATGACGGGTTTTGTTTGACCTTGGCGGTGTATCCGAGCGTTGGCTTGGATATAGTTCTCGCTTGACCATGGTAGGTCGTACCATACAATCTGTGCCGTCTCGCCTACGTTACACTGTAGGTTGATACCAATCCCTCCTGATTGGGGATGACAAAGTAACATAGGCACCTTGCCATCACGCCAATCTTGATGGTTAATTTCGTCCAACATTTTTGCCTGTGGAAATCGTTCTTTGAGTTTTTGCAGGGAAGCCTTGAAGTGATAGAAGACCAACGTCGGCGCGTTCTCATCTAGCATGTCTTCCATAAAATCTATCTTGGCTGTGTGGATACACGTCCATGATCCGTCTTCTTTATATATTGATCCGGAAGTAAACTGCAATAATTTATTTGATAGAGTCGCGGCGGTAGGTGCCGTGATGGTCTCATCGCCAATTTCTAACACCATGTCATTGAGTAGCTTTTTATACTGCGCCTTTGAGTCTAACCCTAAATAAATATTGTGGTAGATTTTAGTAATCTCTGGTAGCTTTAAATAGTCCTCAGCTTTTAGTGAGAAGCAGATGTCTTTTATTTTATCTTGGATGATAGTCTCTTGACCCTCACGTATGCCCCACTTATACACGACGCCAGTGTGCCAGTTCTTGTCAGTGGGCTCCATGTATTTTTGTCTAAAGCGTGTGATCGATGTCTCTAACCTTGCACCTAAATCTAATATGCCGACTTGACTCCACAAGTCGCCATATCCTTGAGGTGTAGGTGTGCCTGTGAGAATAACACGGCGCTTAAATGTTTTGAGTAGTGGTTTGAGTGCCTTGAATCTTTTAGTTGACGGATCTTTGAAGCGTGATGATTCATCGATGACTAAGTTGTCGAATGGTATTTTTAATTCTGTGAGCCAGACTACATTTTCCAAGTTGGTGATGTAGATGTCTGAGTCGCGCTGCAATGAAGCTGCCCGCTCTTTTGGATTGCCTAACACTTTGGATATGCGCAAATGTTTTAGGTGATCCCATTTTGATATCTCTTCAGTCCACACAGACTCTGCCACCTTCTTTGGTGCAATGATCAGTGTGCGTCCTTTGAATTGTTCCGCGATGATAGTGAGCGTGGTTGTTGTCTTGCCCAATCCAGGTGGAAGAAATAGACCCAGATTGGGAATAGCTTTCGCCTTCTCAATGATATCTTTTTGGTATTGATGTAGGTTTGATCTAGTCAACATATTTATTATTCTTCTTTATGTTTTCAATTGCAGTAATGACTCGTAAGTTCCAAGGTACGTGAAGTCCTGATACTGTTTTACCAAGCAAAGGCACAATATGATCTACATGCCATTTTTGATTTGTTAATACACTCTTTTTATATGCTAATTTATAAATATTTTTAATTTCAATTAAATCATCTTTTGTTAACCATTTAGGCGTTCTTTGTATTTTATCAGCTTTTCTTTTTGCGTTACGCGCATTAACTTCTGCTGCTTTAATTTTTCTATAATTTTTATCGTAGGCTTTTGTATGTTCTTTATTTTTAGCAAGCCATGTTTGTCTGTATATTTTATCCATTTCTGGATTTCTTCTACGGTAATCTTTTTTATCTGCAGATAAACATGAACGGCATCTTCTTTTTAATTTATCTTTGTTACGTGAATCTTTTGAATATTCAGTTAATGGTTTTTCAACTTTACACTTATTACACGTTTTGAGTGTTAAGTTTAATGAATGCATCTATCTCTTCCTCACTAAACAGAACCGTTACCGTGAACCCCTGCTTTTCGAGTAGGCGGAATACGACTGACTGTCTTGGAGAGAGTCGGCCTGACTTTGCCTTTAGTTCCACCAAGTGCACTTTTTTGTTTAGGAACGCTATCCTGTCTGGTACGCCCGTCACTGTGCTTATCCACTTGAACGTCAGACCCCCCGCTTTCTCCACTGAGTTTTTGAAGTATTTTTCTATGTGTTTTTCCAGCATTTTTTTCCTTTTCCATAACGCAAGCTTTGAATAGTTGACGGACAATTGACTCTGATAAGTACGCACGTGTTTCCTCTGTAAATATTTCCTCTTCACCGATGTAGTCACTGATGCGTTCTATAATATGCACTGTCTCGTGGGCAATCGTTGCCACCATCTCATCAACGCTGTCATGCATATCATCTAAATTAACCACGACGACAATGATGCCCTTCTTGCCAGTGTCAAAATAGTGTGTCTCTGCTACACCTGTCTGGAGTGCCGTGATGTTTTGATCTGTGATATTTTGATCACGTAAGATATCTTGGAATTGCGTGTCATTAAAACACAGCTTAACGCAACGTGGAAAGAATCCTATGTCTACATTGTAGTAACTATACTCTTTTGGTTTCATGCTTTAGGATCTCCTTTAGATCACGTTTAGCTGTATCATCAATCGTGGACGATGGCAGAATAGGATTTAAAAACCGTTCAATCGCGGCGGTGATTGGGTAACTGATTTCATACCACTCTCGATCGAGTGTTTCGTTTAGTATTTTTTCTCGGTGCGTTGGTGTCCACCCTGTCACGATGGTTGTCCACTTGCTTCCTCTTTGTACTTCGACCGCTACGTTCCTGTGGTAGTTCATCAGCACTCTGGCCATTTTCATACTCCGTCGTTATGTTTATCCAAATACCATCGCGTAGGTGTTGCAGTACGCGCTCTCCATTGGTTCTAACAAACCATCTAAGCTCCATCGTCTTCACCATATTTATAATTGATGTCTTGAATGGTCTCAATTAAAAAGACTAATATGTAACCAATCCACCACAAATAACTTGCATGGTAGTTGTAAAGCAAAAACGCTGTCATTAATTCAACCATTAAAAATCTCCCTCATCAAATGACACAATGCTGTTGACGTATCGTTGAGCACTGTCTGTTAATTTAATGCCACGATACACGTGACTACGTACACCATTTTGTCTTTCGACACCGACTTCAATATTGTACTCTTGTGTTGCTGCCAAGAAGCGACGTTTAAATGCAAGCTCACTGCCTGGTGGAATCTTACGTTTGATCGCCCAACGTGAGTAACATGCAAACACATCATCTTTTGACACCGCGGCGTCTGCCTCAAATACAAGCGCGTCTTCTACGAATGTACCGATTGGGTTTCCTAATTCGGTCATAAGTTCTAAGTAGGCGCTACCTGATTTAGGTTGTACAAAATAACCACCACGTTCTAATCGACGACGCAATCCTTCCATCGCCCAGTTAAAGATGCCACTGAGTTCTTTGGATAACTTATACGCAAGCTCTGTGTCCTCTTTGTTGTAGAATGTTTTGGTCATCTTCAACACGATCATTCGTCCTGTGAGGGCGTTTGAGTTTTCGGTAAGTTGGAGGACTTCGTTTGAATAAATAACAATTCGCGTAGGGAGGTATCCGTTCCAAGCTTCTTTATTCTTACGATTAACAGTAACGGTATCGCCACCAACAATACGAAGCAGCTGAGAAACAACGGCATTGCGATTTCGTTCGGGAGCACGCGCGTCAGTGAAACTAGCAAGCAACTTGTTAAGCCAAGGCTGTAAGCCAAAAGTATCGCATAGCTCACCCAACTCAGGAGCGACGGTATTGTGCTGACCCAAGAGTGATACCAGCACTTTATTAATAGTGCCTTTTCCAGATCTACGTGGCCCGATGATATTGAAGAATTTTTGTTGACGCGTGTCGCCCGATAAAATGTATCCAAACATCTCTTGCAAGGTTTCGATTGAGTCATTGTCATTTTCCCATACTGATTTTAAAAAGTTTATCCACACTGGACACTCTGCATTTTGATCGTACTGGAATGCTAAAGAGTTCTGTGTAAAGAATCCTAATGAGTGCGGAATCAATACGCGATCCTCAACATGGAACAATCCATTTTGGAGTGATATCAATTTGGATGCGTCTGGTTTATCTTTCTTATACTTATCAAACCAAATCGGCGGTCTTGTGTTTGCGTGGTTAGGTAAGTGCACGATTGATTTAAGTGCATCCATCGCGGCACTCACTGACGCCGGTGTTGGGTTGAATGGTTGTATCTCTTGCTTACGTCCTATTTTTTTGCAGTGATCTAAAAATTTATAAATGTCGGATCTCACTGTGAGTTCTTCAATTGGTTCGTAGTGTGTCTTGTCATGAATATAAAAGTCCTCTGCGTAGTGGACTAATCGATAGCCTTCCTCTGAGTTGTAGAAGTTATCTAAAAACTTACGTGCGTGTGACATGACATTATTATCAAGGATCGTCTCACCTCGATCTAATGCCTCCTGCAACTTTTTTTGGTTGACCTCAAATATCAAAGAGCGGAGAGTGGCGCCCGAACCCTTAAACGTGCGCCACTTGCTCTCACAACTATTGATGCCAGTTGTTTGGTACTTATGCGATTGGCTTGACCATCGATCCCACAACTCACACCACTCAATGTCACCCTGACCTTGATGGTGGAGTATGGCACCGATTTTCAACCACTCTGCGTATCCCGTATCGGGAGAATAATTTGGTAGGATCTCTGCTTCTACTTTAGCAATGTCGTAATTTTCTACAGGCGGTGTGTAGTCATTAAACGCGTCACCTGTTTTGTTGATCTGTCTTTGTGGCACGATGGCAGTCACATCTTGTTCTGTTGCTGGAATTGTGCCTGAGATGTGATGACCCGTTACGGTAAAGTATCGTGCGTGCGGATATACTTCTAATCCGATCGAGTGGTCGACGTGTGCAGATGGAAGTGTGGCGCGTGTGAATATTTTGACACCGGTGCCAGAGGGTGAGACTTCCATATACCCGTTGAGTCGCGACGCAATTTCGTTGGATGGCGGGGAAGTGAATTGATGTGTGGTTGGATCAAGGCAGTCGTCTAGGTCTATGCCAACGAGGTTATCTTCTGTGGAGAAGACAAAGCCCACGCCGTCAAACTTGCCGGGGTTTGATTCGTAGGCATGTTGGACAGTCACGAAGGATGACCACTGATCTTGGTTTGTAGATGACGCTGACTGACCATTGGGCTGCATTGGCAACTTAGACCAGCGCTTGGTTGTCTCATCGCCAACTTGGACGAGACGCCAGAGTACCCACCTGTCTATTTGTTTGAGTTCGATGGGTATATTATTAAATTGCACAGGTAACGTCTGTGGCTTGGTGGTGTCGTTCATAAGGGTTTCTTTCTGTTGTTGTTATTCTTCTAGTTTAATTTTGCCTATGCACTTATATTCCATGGGTGTTTCTTTTATCCTATTATCATCTAAATGAAATAGCACTTCACCTTTATGATTTTGCCATACATAATAATATTGAGGCTCTTTATTTTCTCTTTTTAATATAGTAAAGGTTTCAATAGGGATATCTTTTCTTTTATAGGCGTTGTCACGACCTAATTTATATCCTACTATCCATGCCTGCCACATTTTTTCATCATCATATTTAAGTTCACACATGCTAGGACTTTGTAAAAATACTCTTTCATACCACCATGTAAACTTTTCATTTGGTTCTGGGTTCATTTAACATACTCCTTACTTTTTTAAATACTTCTTGTCTATCACTAAATTTAACTTTGCCTTGTATTTCAACAGGACTAAAAAATGCAGTCCAACCATGATTAGCATGAAATGTTCCTGTAACCTTTTTACCGTTAATAGTATCAAAATAAATCCAAGGATAATTGGCAGCAAAGGTTACA